GAACTCATGCCCGCACAGATCGTATTGCAGACAATCCGTTGTTCCATCCAAGGTGACGCCGTCGGAAACCGAGAACGTAGGCGACCCGGTGACCGTGGCTCCGTTGTCCTCACAGCTTGTCTGAGATCGGAAATCGTCGGCCCATGTCACGCCCCGCATGCGTTCGGCGGGTAGGGTGAAGCGGGTTACCTGCCCCGCCTGTACCGGGAGGGCAAGCAGGAGGAATGCTATCAGGAGTCGTTTCATTTCTCTATCGGCTCCGCTTGGGCTTCCTGCAATTCATCCAGGCGCTCATCTCGCAAACGCTTCAATAGCCGCACCTGTGCAAGCGAGCACTTGTGCCGGTGCGCGATACCCGCCAGGCCGCCGTTCACCTCCGGGTTCTTAAACTCTTCAAACACGGCCGCCATCTTTTCGTCGTCCAGGTCGGCCGGGCCGGCCGCATTCACCGGCGCGGGATCCGCCGTCAACTGCTCGGCAGTCATCCCCTCCAGCAGCGCGCGTGCCCTCGCCTCATCGCCCGGGTTCTTGTTGTCAGACAGCACCATCGCGCCGCCACCCAACAGCGCCAGTGCTCCGATTGTCGCGATCGCTTTCTTCATACCGGCCTCCTAGTACAGCACTTTGACCCAGCAGGTTATGGCCCCGTCGTCACCGCCACCGGAATTTGTATCGTAATTGACCCGGCAGTGATGCAGCGGCACGTGGGAGAGCAGCAAGATCGTCTCCTCGTCAACATAAGATGCATTGTGATCGTTGTCGCCCAGCTCAAGGAATGCGGTTGTTACGTCGACGTAGGAGGCATCGGCGGGGGTCGTCTCTGTGTCCGAGCTACACTCGATGGTATATGTTGTGGTGTCAGTCGGAGTGGTGGTTGCCTTGCAATGCACAGTCACGCTTTGGTAGCCGGAAAGATCGAAGTAGCCGCAAACAGCGGATGTGCCCTGCGTAATGCCGGACAAGTCGCACAACTCAATGTTGTTACGATGCTCGCTAAGCGGGTCGGCCTCCTCCATCCCGACCTTCTTCGTGGTCCAGGATGTGCCCGCTATCACCAACTCGCCGTGATCGTTCGCCACCGGCCTTGTCGCGTCCCCGTTCGCCGTCATGGCAGCCTTCTGCGAAGTACGCGCCTCGACCATTATCTGCGGCCCGTCCGTGGCCGCTGTGCCGTCTTCCGTGGCGTCCCAGTCGTCCATTTTCTCGGCGGCCGTTTTGATGGCGGTGTTCAAGACTTCCAGGGCGGCGAGATCAACCCTCATAGCATCTATGTCCACGACCATCAGATCGTTTGACAGGGACGACGTTGTCGCCTGCTCTCCACCGATGGCGACGATCCGATCGAACCTGACGTCAGCAAGGGTGTCGTCCTGTGCATCGAACGCACAGCCCACGGCCATGTAGTCGACGTCTGAAGACTGCCAGCCATTGCCGGTGTTCCCGGAAGCGTTTGGCTCGTCTATGGCAAGCCTCACGTTATTCCAGCCGGCCGAGAGTGTATCGTCATCGACCCGCCACTCGTTGTAATGGCTCGCGCTCGTGCCGAGACGTAGGAAACAATGATCAATATCGGTGGTGGCCGAGACATAGAGCGGTAACAGAAAAAACCCGCCGTTGCTTGCGTACTCCTCGACGTCAACCGATGACAGGGTTCTGTAGACGGCACCATATACGGTGTTGGCGGCTCCATCGACCTTGTCGAACTCGATCGAGTAATGACCCCAGACGTGGTTGACATCAACGGCCAGGCCGCTTGTGTCCGTACTTAGTACGGTCCAGCTCGCTACCGATTCGCAGTTATCCAAGACCTTGAAAGACTGGCCGTGTGCGGGCAGAGCCCACATCAGAGCCAGGATGAGAATCAATCGTTTCAACATTTCAGCCTCCGTCCTCCGGTAAGTACAAGTGCTGCAGCAGCAACCGCAAAAACCACCGGATCATTTCTTTACATTCACCGTCACGACGGAGGCCGGCCGGATCGTGCGTGTAGCTCGCCGGAATTCGGCCGCCGCCCTTTCGTGTTGCCGTCTCTCGTCCTGGGTAATCGCCAGCATGTTCTCGATCTTTCGGGCCTGCACCTCGCGGGCGTACCCCTCGATCTGTCCAGGGCTAAGGGTATTCCACCAGTTGCAGAACCGGGCCGCAGCATCGACGTCCTTCTCCATCTCGGACGGCCTTAGCCTGTAGCTGTCCAGATCATCGTCAGAAAGATTGACCACGGGTTCGGAGATATTCGATCGTTCGGTCTGTGATAGATCGCCCCACCAGGATTCAAAAGAGGCCCTGACCGGGTCCTTTGTTTGGCACCCAGCCAGGGCCACGATTGCCAATGCCAACACGAGCGGTCGCATTATTGCCCCGTCTTGAAGAACTCCACGATCCGCGCTTTCTTCTCGAAAATCGTGGCCTTCAGATCGTATTTGGGAATGTTTCGTTCCCGTGCCATGCGATCCAACTCGCTCTCGGGCGACGCCTCGATGTTCGGGGGAGGGGCGGCCGGGTCCGTGTACCACTTCGGAGCGATCGACTTTACGGCCGCGTTTTTCAACTCCTCGCGAGTCATCGCGCCGCTTTCAACCACTTCGTCTGGGTCGTACAAGATGGACCCGATTTTGCTCCCGCCCGACGCTTTCGCGGTCGGCTTGTTCTTCAGGATCAGGTACACGATGATGTTCTTGTCTTTAATTCGCCGCGATCCGCGAATGGTCAAGGGTTTGCCCGGATTGTCCGGGTCGTTGATCCGCAAGAATGTTGCCTCCGGGATCTTCGCGCCGGCCGGGGCCTTTGCTGGATCGTCGAAGTACCTGGGACCTACGGATGTCTCGGCCCTCAACCGATGCCAAAACAGCACTCCGTCGGGCTTTGGGGCCTTCTTTTCCTGCTCGAGTTCCTCATCGCTTTTCTCGAGGTCTTCGAGCTTCTGGCTGGCTGATTTCTTCGCCATCACTTCCTCCAAGAGTTCTGGAATTGACAGGACCGCCGGGGCCCCTTACGAGGCCCCGGCTCGCTCCAAGCGCTAGTCCAGCCACTTCCGGTAGTACTGGATCTGGATACCGTAAACCGTGGCATCCGCAATTGTGGTCAGGTCGATTTTTGCCTTGATTGCGAGGAAGTCGTCCCCGGGGTCACCGGTTATGGTGCTACCGTCGATCGTCGACCAGGACGTCCAATTCAAAACATTGGCCGCCTTGTCGGCCACGGCCGCACCGTCGGTGTCACAGGCATCGTCCGGCTCGCCACTGCCGATGGTCGACGTGTCGACCTTCAGGACCTCGTAGGTAAAGACCACAGCCAGGGTGCCGGTGCCTGCACTTTCGGAGTTACTCCATAGTGCACGCAACCGTATGTCTTCGGTCAGGTCGCAATCGTTCGGAATCGGAAACAAGACCATGACGGCCTCGTCGTCCGCGTCGGTAGTGACGCCCAGAATCCCGGACGTATTGATCTCTACGATCGAGGGGGTGCCATTGCCGGCGCCCACGACGGTTGAGGTCGTGGTGATACCTCCATCATTCGCAGTCGACACTGCGAAGTGGATCGGGGTGAACGGTACCCATGCGATCGTCCGATCGATCACGAAGTTCTGGAATCCAGGCGACGCGCTCCGAAGTTGCTCGTGACTGCCGGCAGTCGACGTGCGGGTCGGGGTGATGTCCCCTCCGCTCGCCATCGGGACGGCAACCAGAGTCAAGAGAGCGGCCAGAATGGCCAGAAGAAAAACGACCCGCGTGTTCCCAGGGGTCTGCTTTATCAGGTTTCTGCACTTCATCATTTTAGTTTTCTCCTCTCAGTTAAAACGACAGGTTGACGCTGTCGCTACTCGTACTTCACGCTCTTGCCCCAGCAGTGCGCGTAGGGCAAGGGCCATTCGCAGGTGTATTCGCCGACCACCATCACCTCGTCGTAGTCGCCCTTTTTTCCAATCGCCTCGGGGTGGAAGACTCGATCCGCACTCTTGGGACCGACGCCCACGAGCTGGTAGCTGCACAACAGCGCGTTGACGTCCATCTCGTCGGTGCTGATGATGTCGATTACCTTACCCTGTACTCTCAGGGCGAAAACGTGCGATCCGAAAATCGCCTGTGCCAGCTCGGATGCCTCCAGGCGCCCGTAGGGCTGCGCCCACTGATCGATCTGATCGTGCTGGTAGTCGGAGACCGCCAGCATGAAGGGGCCGGTCGCACCCTTTCGGGTGCACTTCCGGACCATCTGCTGTACGTCCGGGTAACTGATGTTGTCGGATCCGAAGTCCACATAGTTCGTGCCAGCGATCCGCTCATAGGCACCGTCGAAACGGCCGGCGGTGTCTTCGCCCGAGCTTGCCTGGTAGTCGGACCACATGATTCGGTACTGCAACTGCTTCTTGAGACTGACAGCCGCTTCCAGGGTGTATTGGACGATCTTGTCCATGTTGCCCTCGGCGTACTGCTGCATGTAGCGAGCAGAGCCGGAGACCTTCACGGACTCCAAGAATATGTCGGTGTCGGTCGTAACTTCGGTTGCCTGCTTTACGGGTCCGGCGGTCGGTGAGTTCGAGCTCTCCTCGTACGAGGTGCCGAACACAAACACGTTGTCGCCGTCGCTGTGTGCGGCGTCGGCCCCCGTGAACTTGGAGCGCGTGCAATCGCTGAAGGTCAGGTAGTCGTCGCTGGTACCAAGCTCGATCGCTTCGTCGCCGCAAATCACGATATCGCTGGGCCGACAAACCTTGTCGGTCAGGACTACAGTGGTCACTCCTGCAGCGATCCCGCCGTTTAGGGTTGTGCGGGCGGCCAGATGCTGTTTTTCTTTGTACTTGTAGGCCCGCTGTCCGTAGGGCACCATACCGTCGGCGGTTCGCAGATTCTTCAAGTTCGGCGAGACCATCGACAGGATGGGGGTTTCCGGCCTCATCTGCAGCGCCATTGTGTTGGCGTATGCCTGATGGAGACCGACCAGCTCGTCGCTGGCAACTCCGTCTCTTACTAACGTCATGTCAAACTCCTTTGCTTTTTACTGCTCCCATTCGATGCCTAGCTTGAGACGCTGGATCTGCGAGTCGATAACCGCGATCTCGCCAGACGAAAGAGTGCCGTATTTCTGGCCCTCGTCTCGTTTCTTCTCGAGCTTCTCGATTTTTTCGGCGTTCGTCTCAGAGCCTTGGCGCTGATGACCTCCGGCCGCTGCGGGTGCTGGCGAACCGAACAGGGCAGGTCTGGTCTTCTCCTGATCGGCTAGCCATTGCTCACGGTCGAGATCCTTGTCGGCTTCCTCCGCGAGCTTGAGCTGCTCGGCGAGGATGGGGCGGTATTCGGGCAGGGCTTTTGATACGGCCTGGACACGGTCGAGATGGTCGATCCGATTCTTGAGCTTCTCCTTCTCCTCTCGCTCCTTCTTTAAATCGGATTCCAGCTTCTCCTGGGTAGACATCGATTCGCGCTCTTTCGCATCCTTGAACTTCCGGAGATCGGCGAGCTCCTTTTCCATCGCCGCCTTCTCCTTTTTGAGCGCTGCCTCACTCTTGCCTTTACGCCGTCGGTCCTCGAGTATCTTCTCGAGCTTTTTCTTGTCGACCCGGTCCAGGTCCTCTGGATCGTCCAGGTCGTCATCGTCGCTGGCGTCGTCGTCTTTGTCCTTGCCCTTGTCGTCCTTGCCCTTGTCGTCGTCGCCCTTGTCGTCGTCATCGGTGGAGTCGTCACGCGAACCCCCACCGCCGCCGCCATCGTCTCCTCCGTCGTCGGCGCAGCACGCGATAAGGTCAGCCATCCAGGTCTCCGATCGGTCGTCAAGCGACTGTTCGGGGTCGAGACCGTCATGCAGTCCGTTGATTCTCATGTGTTCCTCCGTCCGTCATGCGGAAACAAAAAAAGCCCCGGGTAGCGTCATGCGCTACTCCGGGGCTCGGTTCTTCCGTAGCCTCGCTGGTCTTTACCTACAGACTATCTGAGTCTACGGTCTCCTCTCGGCACACACGGAAGGGATCGCCGGCACGAAAAGAGACCGTGTACTTGCCGTACCGGCCCTCTCGAAACCATCGCTGAAGATCCTTGAGCACTTTTTCAAGCCGTGTGCGCTCCTCTTGGTTTTTCCTTCTCTGTCCTGAGTGTTGCAAACTTTCTGCCCTCTTGTCAAGACACTTCTATCAATTCCAGGAACAGGCGCCGCAACTCTTCGAGTTCGTTTCCGTTTACGCCGACGAATGCCCGGATGTCGTCGTTCTTGGCCGCGATATATGCGTTAGATACCATTTCGCCCTGAGCAAGGTTGACGGTCAGGCCGGCCCCTGTTTTTGCCTGCTTCTGGTCGATCCTGCCCCTGCCCTTGCCCTCGAACTTCGCTTGCGGCCTCGTGCCCTCAAAGGAAATGGTGGCCTGATAGTTCTTGCCCCGCTTCCTGTACTTCGCCTTTTGCGAGCGCATCATCTTACCGGTGAGCCGCAGCCAGTAATTTTCTTTCATGCGGCCCGCCCGGCGTTTCCTGCGTTCGTATCCTGGGCTGTAGGCACGGAACGGCGCGCCCCCTACATCCAGTCCCTTTTTTACGCGCTCGCGAACGAGGAGCATGTAGTGGCCCGCAAGTTTTCGGAGCGTTTTTCTTTTCGTCCCCGGCTTGAGCAGCGCCCATTTCTGCAGGGCGCGGGTGTCGACATGAAAGTTGAGGTCAATCACTCATCTCCCCGAACCAATCCGAGTCCCGCCCATCTTGCAAACGAAGCGATCCCCTTGGCTGCAAATATCGCATGCCTGACCCGCCTGCCTTGCTGGCGGATGCTAGGTACAATCCTCGGATACGCGAACACGCCCTTTGCTTTTGCTACTTCAATCCTGGCACGCTGGATCGCTTTCTGGATATCCTGCTCGCCCATCGTCATGCCGCAACCCTCGCTTTCATGACCCCCGGGATTTTCCCGAACCTGGGGCCCACCGGGTACCTGTTGATCGCCTCCGCCGTTACAAGCGGAACGGCCTCATGTCTGCAGCCATATCCCCCAAGGCTTTGCGATGGGGGCAGGGGCGTTGATTTCGGGCGTTGCCAAAGATCCTCTTGGCCCCTCGGGGGATAGTGATTGATTCCTTCCAGGGTAAATCTGGTGCCGACGAACCGGGCACAGAACACACGGTTTCTGTCGTCTCGCGGTCCGTCATACAGAAACCAGTCGACCCCCGCGTCTTTGAAGTGAAGGGTCCGGGTCGTGGTAAAAAAACTCTGCACCACGTCATCAGCCCGGGTCATCGCCTGGCGCTGTGTGATCTGTAGGTTTCTGCCTATGCGGTCGACCAGATCGTCCCACATGACATTGCCAGTCATCGACCGTCTGAGCATGCTTTCGAGTTCTGCGGCTACTTTGGTTTCGTCCGTCAGGATTTGTTTCTGTGCGTCCTGCAGCAAGTTCTTGATCACGTCTCCCGTGGTCTCTTTGAATTTCACGGGCAAGCCAGACTCTCCGGCTTGCTCGAGAACCTGCTCGGCCAGACTCTTTAGTCCGTCGATTTGTGTATCCAGCACGTCGCCGAAACCGAACTCTCGGATCTTGGCTTTTAACTCCGGGAGTAACGCCCGGTTGATACGATCGATGTTGAACCGGTTGCGCTCAAGGATTCGGCCGGTCGTGTCCAGGCTGCCGAGCTCGCGCTGCAGGTATTCTCGGAGTTTTCGAAAAGCGTCATCGAATTCTCGGTTGAGTCTCCGGACAGCCGAATCAACGGCTGGGTTGTGGTACGGGCGGGCTATGGCTGCAGTCCCTTCGACACAATGGCCGACCATACGACCATTTCCTGTTTCTGGTATTTAGAAACGACCTCGCACGCCCTAGCCGCTTTCTCGGCGTCGAGGTACATGGGTACCAACTCGGGAAGTTCCCCGACTTTCTGAAGCGACGCTAGCGATCCCTCCTCCGGGCCCACGAAATAAACTACCCGTGACTTCATGGCCTCATCTCCTCCCCGCCTTTCTTGTGCGGCGCCAGTATTTCGAGATGGAGCGGGAAGTAGATCAGCTCTGCAACTGCTCCGCTCTTGTCCGGTGACGGGACACAAAACCCCGGAGGGGTCATCATCCCAGGTGGCAAGTGGTAGTCAAAGACCAGCAGGGAGCACAAAGCCTCTTCACGAAACGTCCCGCCCCTGTTCCTCGGAATCCAGACCATTACCAGCGCCCCTTCCTGCGCTTTCCCGTTGGTCCGCGACAGCGCAAAAACATGGCATTGAACATGAGGTCAAAGACAACGAACTCCCAGCCGCGAAGCGGAAAGAGCTGGCCCTCGCGGAACGAGTCAAACCACTCGCGATCGGCCTCGGTACACTCGGGTTGACCCATAATCATCATGTCGTCGTGAAACTCACGAATCACGAACCTGACCCGGCGTATGACAAACTCTTCGCCCACCCGGAAACTCTGTTGCCAATTTCCGATCTGCGCCCTGATGCGTGCCCGGTTGCGTCTGTTGTGAGCCGCGATCATCGAGCGGATCGCCGGCTGACCGTCGGGGCCCAGGATCATGGGATCATGTAGCTTTACCTTCCCGCTCATGGCCGCTTGTCCTTGATCCGATCAAATGTGCGCTCCGCGATTTCCATGCGAGCAACAACCACATCGACATCATCCCGGATCCCTTCCATCGTGGATCTGGCCCGGTCGCCGAGTTTCTCGATCTGCTTCTCAAATGCCTTTGTATCTGCCTCGACGACAACACGCAGATCGCTACGGCTCTTGGGGAGTTGCCTTTGTGCGTAACGCTTGCCCAGGGTAAAAACGGGATATAACAGGCACAGCAACCCAAGAATCGTAACTGACTGGATGACGATCATTTTTTCCACCAACCCCTTTTCCACCAATCCCTTAGTTTTGCGCGTAGGCTTGGGAACAAAATTGCTGCATCAACAAAGTGAGCCCTGGCACAGGTTGCGTTCACACCTCGCGTGCACTCATAGATCGGGAGGGCATATTCCCTGTACTTGCGCCAAGGCTTCCACGGCCGCGAAAACAGTCTTTCAGCCCACGGGATGCGAACCCTCTTGGTATCATGACCAACACATTTACCGAGCAAGATCGCTTCATCTCCAATCACCACAACAGAACCTTCTCCGTCTGATCCCATTGTCTCGTCAAACGTGATAGTTGTCGCGGCGTCACTCACCACTGACCCCTCCAGGCTTGTTCTCTCGTCCATCATCCTCTTTCTCCTCTCCCCCTAGATCAACATCCCTGATTATCGGCAAGCCCCACTCGTCGATGCCGGCGAACGGATCAAGGGGCTCAACCTTCCTCTCCTTCGACGAACTTCTCGAGTCGCTTCGCCTTTTCCTTGTCGGCTTCAGTCGGTATATCTTTGTCTTCTTCTTCAATCGGGATCTCCTTACCCGCTTTTTCTGCCCTGTCTGGTTCCTCCGGGTAGCGGGTTGTCATTGACATGACTTCACGGTACCGGGCCAGGTTCTCCTCGATCTTGCGCTTCGCCGTCTGGGCATCGCACTCGTGAATCGCCATGACCAGGTCGTCCGGACTGTAGGCCCCTACCTCCATACCGCGAGTATAGGTGTCTATGGTTTCGCCCACATCGACCGGGCCGGTGTCCATTGTACCAGGTACCCATTCGGGCCGGTAGTCTGAGGGGATCCGGACATGTCGGACGCCCTCGACCTCCACGCCCGCGATCCGCGTATTCCAGACCGAGATCATGACGTCCAGCAGCCTGATCACGTGGGGCCGCAGCAAGGGTACCCGCTCATTGTAGTAATCGACCAGGTTCTTCAACTCTATCTGGAGCGCGACTCCGCTTTGTGGCAACCCGCCCTTGATATCGATGCTCTTGGGGCTGAGGTTGTTCATCAGGGCCTCGTACTGAACCAGCATCTCGATCAAGTTCTGGAACGGCGCGATCTCTACATCGGGACGAACGAACGAAAACTCGACACCCGGCGGAATCTGGAGGGCCTTGTTTGGGGCTGAAAAGATCACCTTCTTGAGCTGTGCTTTTTCGTCCGCACCGAGTCCGCCGCCCGCCGTCTTGGTGAACATCGGGGTTGCGGCCATCTGCCAGATCGCGTTGTGGCCCAGGTAGGTCAGTACGAGGTTTAGGTACCGGTTGAACTCGACCAGGTCGTCGCCGCCCTTCCAGTACACATCACCTCTCCGAGATCGAAACCACACGAACGGATACAAGGGCTGGCCGGTGTAACGATCCGTGTAGGGGTTGACGTCCTCCTCGTTGACCTTGATCGGTTCGTTCTCGCTGGCGACGTAGTGGAGGGTAGGCTTATAGATAGGCGCCCCGTCCGAGTCCGTTTCTTTCGACACCAGGTGCGGCTCGCGTGCTCCCCATATTTCATAACGGGGCTTGTCGGTGATCGAATCGAAACCCTCTTGCTCGAAGAGTACAGCCATCGAGGAGTACGGATCCCAGAGTCGGTAGGGATTCAGGGCCATGTGTAGTTTATCGCCCGTGTAAGGTGATAGTTCGACGTGATCGCCGTCCCACCAGACCTTGACCCCGGCACCGTTGCAGATATCCTCGATCCGATCTGTCTCCACGAGAGACGTCTTGAGTAATGAACCCTTGATCATCGCCTGGAACGACTTGGCGACCGGGGAATCGTTCGGCACCTCTTCGCCCTTGCGGTCGACGAGATGAAATCTCATCCCCTTTCCTCGGAACGTCTGGGACCGCTTGCGAGTGATGAACTTGGCGATCGGGAACTGCAACATCTTGTACTTCATATCCGAAAACGATTTCGGGAATTCTTGCTTCAGGAAATCAAGCCCGTCTTCCCTCATGTCGCCGTTCAGGTAGTTGTAGCGCCTCGCCACTTCTTTCGAGTACCCGACCGGTCGGCGTTTGTCCGCTGCCTCCAGGATCCAGGTTACCTGGGTTTTGTTTTCGTCGATCAGCCAGTTGATCATGGTTCTGAATACACTCATGCCACGCTCCAGCTATCGATGGGCATTATGTCTACCGGATAGTAATACCTAATGTGGTAGCGCATATCGTCCATCGCGTGAGTTGTTACGTCGTCATCGTGGGGTTCATCGGGCAGTCGCCCATCCCTGTCTTCTTTGTATGCGTAGGCCTCGATCGCATTGAGCACGGCCCGCCTCGTGTTGATTTCACCGTGTCCCATTGTCGGATCTGGGTTCTTGTCCAGATACGAAGAGAAGAGAAGGAACGGATGGCCAACAGAGGGATCAAGAGCTAGCTGCACGTGCTGAATACCAACCTTAATTCGTTCTCCGAAACGGCAGAGGATGGGAATCCCCAGATAATTCTCGGCTTGGGTTATTTCAGATTCACCTGATGTGGCATGCTCTGCTTTACCAGCCGGGTCAACGACTGCCTCACTTACTGGCCAGGGTGCGTCATAGCCAGGCGGGCGGCGTCGCTTTATCATGCTGCAAAGCCGATGAACGGTGATTGACTGGTGTTCGCCGTCTGGGTATATCTCATCGACTATAACCGAAATCTCCCTCTTGGCCTCCCACCCCCCAGGCATGATCGCACCCTTGGGAACTCGCTGGATCCATAGAACGTGTGGCCGCCTTGGCGACCAATCGATAACAATGTTGACAACGGGTCGGCTGTGTGAGCCATCAGCCATCCTGACATACTCCGAGTACTTCCACGGTATGACGTGGCGAGAGCGATCGAATTCTGGGTAAACAACACCGCCGCCGGGCACGAACCGGCCATCCATCAGGGCGGCCCGCAATCTCTTGGGGCAACTCGCGTGCAACCCATCCACGAACTCTTGGGTTAGATAGGGGTTGCTCGTTGTCTTGGCGTGGATACAGAGACGCTGATCATCGTCCCTGCCTTCGAAAACATCGGACATCCACCCGATCTTGGGGGTACCGGCGTAACCTATGCGTGGCCGACCAGCTTTTGGATCGTTTACCCTTGCATTTGCGCGGACAAAAAGATCGCGCTTCATCAGGCCGGCTTCATCCGCGAACAGCCACGCAAGTTCAAATTGTTCCAGTTTGTCCAGATTGTGGCCCGAGAGCCCTAGAACCGTAATGTCACGCTTCAGGAAAATTCGATACAAGAAATGCGTTCTCTTCTCGCCCAAGATGTAGGGGGCGAAGGCTGGCTTGAATTTGTTCTCAAGGAAATCCTCAAGCATTTTGTAATCCGGCTCCAGGATGGCGCCAGCGCAACCGGGGTTGAAATTCATCGACACAGAACAAAACCCGATACCGCCGTAGCTTTTCCCGGATCTCCACCCACCACCCAGATAGGTATTCCGCGACTTAGACCACATAAACCTATTCTGGTGATCTAGATAACGAATCAGATCCCCAGAGTTATTCTTTGTCTCGAAGAGCGGCATCACTAGCCTTATCGAAATCAGCATCGCCAGAGACAACCAACACACCACCAGAAGGTAGGCGAGTACGGAAAATCCAATCCTCATCTTCACCTTTGTCTTGACAATCTGGGACGGGATTCTTGCCCCATTTACCAGGGCGCCTTCGCTCAAGCCACCATGCTGCGGTGTACCAGCTCGTTCGCATTTTTTTCTGGATGCATTCAACGGCGTATCCCTCAGCCTCTGCGTCAGCCTTTTTTATGGACTGCGAAAAATGCGGAAATTCACCCATCCATTCATAGAGTGTTCTCTCCCCTATGCCCGCAGCCCTTGCCGCTGCCTCTCTAGTGTTGCCGTGCTTGATTGACTCGCAAATAACTTCTTCAATTGCGTCGGTGTGCCTGAACGGACGCCCACGGGGTTGTGGGTCCTCTCGGATTTCCGGGGTTGTGTAGGCCTTGAGCCGTTGTTCATCTGCACCGTTCAAGCGACCCCGTCATGCGGGAGTTGGCCGTCAAGCGGCAAAACCGGATCACTCTGTCACGCAGATCGTCCGGTATGTGACATCGTTGCCCTATCACCACCCCACTGTAGCGACAAAGAGATCATATGTCAAGGGGTAGGTGTGGCGGATTCGTCAGGGTCGGTATGGCGGGGGTGTCGCGACTCTTTTTAAGGGGTCCGCAGAAGGGGCACTTCATCTAGTATGCCTACATCCAAAACGTAGTAATCCGTTCTTTTCTCAATTGACATCCATGGATCGTAGGGATTGCGCTCATCTGGCGGCAGGTCTTCGGGCTCGAGCAGCAGGAAGACCTTTTCCTGGAACTTTTCGGCGATCCTTCTCGCTTCCTGTTCCGCGAGTTCCACGTGCTTATTGGCCATCTCTTCATCAAAATATGCGGCGACACTCCAATCCTGCCGAGAGTCGTACTCACCGGTAACGCCCATGACAACGTATATCTTGGTCTCGCTTTTCCATTTCCCTGTCCCGCTTCTCATTTCCTCACCTCTTCATGGCTTCGACGTCCATTAAGTAGCCTTTCGTTTTTCTCTGTCACCTCTCTATTAGATATTCCACCGCCCTGAGAGCTGCGGTGATCCCCATGACTGACCCCTCGTTGGCCAGGGTTCGCAGCCCCTTGACCATCTGGGCCGCTTTGCGGATTCCCGCGCTGAGGTTTCCTTTGCCAAGCTCAAGTAGGATGGCTCGCTCCGTGTCGCTCAGTCTTACTGTGTAGTGGGGGGTTGGCATGGGTTATGATCTCACGTCCAAAAATGTTCCGATTCCCCAATCACGTAACCGACGCGCAACTTCAGAAAGCGTAATCTTGATTCCGCATGCCTCTTCAGCCCTAATCGTACGGAGCACCGCGTCTTGGATCTCTTTCGCCGGACACCTGTGTCCATGCGGTATAAGTGCTATCGGCCCACGACGTGTGAGATGTATTTTTTCCCCACATTTGCAAACTGTTTCATGTGTGTCCATGGTATATTTTTCGACCATTACCTACCTCCCGTGCCCACATGTTCCCGAAATTCCTCCCACGCTCCCCGCCAGTCATCGACATCGAGTGCATTCAGCGGTGTACGTCCCAACTCGTCGCTCAGGTGGTCTTCCACAATGCCGCCGTCTTCGAGGAGTTTTTCTTCGTCGGTACCTACCCACGACGCGAATCGCTCGATGATGATCGCTCCCAAGTTGAGCTTCACGGCCTCTGCCTCGCTTTTGTAGGGGCCGTAGACACATTCTGGCCGGACTATTTCCGGCCCGTTGCCGCTATCTTTCCACGTCCACGTCAAAGGATCGGTCGGTATGTCGCCGTCCAACCATAGGTACCATCCCTCTATCCGCTCGTCTGCACTTTCCACATATTTGATTTCCATAACTTCCCTCTCTTTCCCGTGCCCACCGGGGCACACAAGCCGGGGCGGGAGTCGGACCCGCCCACGGGGGTTATTGGATCTTTGTCCCCGCCTTGAGCACACGGTCAGGCTCGATCCGGTTGAGCAG